CCCCATTAACAATAATACTGGTGTATGTGTAATTAGATGTATCAGCACTTAATGATGATACTAAATATAGTTGTCCCATATGTATAAATATATAGTTTTTTAAAAACTGCCAATTATCTTAGTTTATTTATAAAAGTAATTAAGTTATTTAATTTACCTCTAATACCTTGATTAGAATCCCCATTATTAATAGAACTAATTTGATTAAAATTAAATACATCTACAGTAAACGTACAGTCCGCTTGGGTAAATCCATCGTCAGCCCTTATTGTAATATAATTAATACCCACATCATTTATTGTTGGTTCTCCAACTAATAATAATTCTGATGAAATATAATCCACCCAGTTTGGTTTTTGTATTATACTAATTGTAAATGGTGCGGGTGAATAAAATATGGATTCTTGTATTTTAAAATAAAATTGCATTCCGACAGGAATACCTTTATTTGCTGGTTGATTAACTACGACTGGTGGCTCACCACTACCAATATTAATACCAAATGATGTTTGGTTATAAAGATTTCTACTATCTGTAGCTCTTATAGTCGCACTTGTTGATCCTGCCGTTATTGGCGTTCCACTTAATACCATATTATTTAACGATAACCACGATGGGTTGGATACTAATGAGTATGTTAAAGTATCACCACTATCACTAAATATATTATTAGGTATTGTGTAATTAAATATATTATTTCTCGTCCCAACTTGATTAGGTATGTTGTTAATAATTGTTGGGGTTCTATTTACATATATTGAGTTATTTAATGTGGATGATGCAGAACCGATAATATTACTAACCGTTAATTTAACACCGTAACTTCCTTGTAATAATGTTGATCCGCTAATAACAAATGGGGTGTTTGTTGATTGGTAATAACTATTATTGGATCCGTCAACAACATCCCAAACTTTACTAGTAATTCCACCACCTGACGTTGTTCCACTTAACGAAGAATCTGTTATTGTAAACGTAGCGTTTTCACCATTAATTAATCTGGGTTGATTTAAAATTGTAAATATTGGTGTAGGTAATACATCAACAGTTACATAATTAATTAAATCTAATGTGTCGGAACCATCGTTATTTGTGGATATCATTCTTAACCTATATCTACCTATTGTAGTGAAAGTATAGACGTATGGAAATGATGATGATGAACCTATAACTGTATTAGATGAATTTAATATTTCAAAAACAGTGGTAATTGCATTAGTACTGTTATTCCCAAAAGTAACTTGAGTGTTTTCAGGGACTCCAAACGAACTTGTTTTAACAACCCCATTTACCGATACCGTTAAAATTGATTCCGGTAGTATAGGTGCAATACCATTCATATCATATGCACCAACATCTGATGATTGTATATCCCTAGTATAATTTCTAATATCTTTAGTAGGTATTTGACTTAATAAAGCGTAATTTCTAGCTGGCGAACTTTCTTGTAACGTATAATCATTATTAGTTGTATCTGTAAACCCTAAATAATTACCTGTTGATATACCTTGTAATGAACTTATTTCTAATCCGGAACTTTGAGCGTTTGAAACACTACCTGATGGTAATGTAACACCACCCGACGTACCGTTATATATGTTTCTTTGACTACCATTTTTAAATTGGTAAATGTTATTTTGAGTAATGAATTTATTCCCTATCGTATTACCGGTTGAATTAGATATTCTGATAAATCCAATTGTACCAGCACCATTAACTAAAAATATATTATTATATGTTTTAAACCCATTAATATTACTTAAAAAAAAGTATTCAGTTTTACTTGCCGAATCATCAATAAACGTATTATTTCTTAACGTTAAATTGGTTATATTTGTCCCATATATTGGGGAATTGCGACTACAATTAGTAAATAAACAATTTTGAATCACCCAATTATCACAACTATCCTCAAACAAAATATGTCTACCGGTAGTACTTAAAATACCTGATCTATCAAAAATACAACCATCAATTAAAACATTATCACAATACCAAGGCGATAATATTATTTTTTCAGAACCATCAACCCTACATCGTATAATATTTAAACCATCAATACCTTTTAATTGGAATTGATTCGCACCTGAATTTTGTAATCCATCTGTCGTAATATTACAATTAATAAAATTAACGTTTTGTAAATCAACCTGCTGTTTTCCAAAACGATATGTTCCATACCTACAATTAGATGTTGTTATATTTTGAAACGTAACATTTCTTACATAGTCAGTACATCTAACCGCAGCATATCCTGTCCTAATAGTTGAATTTTTAAAAGTAATATTATCAGTCAAACCCCAAGTACCTGTGGTTCCCAAAATCCTAACATTCGCACCACCCGCATCTTCAGGATTACAATTTTCTGCATTTATACCATCAAAAACTAAATTACTTACGTTTAGTATATAGATATTATTATTAGACACACCGGAGCCATTTAAAATAACTGTTTGTGCTGGTGAGTTAATTAATGTTAAAGTATTACCACTAGTTTTATGCGTCAACCCATTAAACGTTAAATTTTCATAATACGTCCCACCGTCTATTTGGATTGTTAAGTCTTGGGTTAAGCCAACCCCACCCAATGTTCCATCAATAGCTTCTTGTATTGTAATGTAATTATTACCTGTCTCTAAAACCCTTATACCCATTTATTTATTCGTTCCAAAAATTATTATCATCCCAAAAAGCATCATCAATCCAATATATTGATTCGACTGGTAATGGTTCGCTATTATTATTAAATGGTGGATTACCTAAATATTGTGGGAATTCATCTATAATATAACCTCCTAATATAATATTTGGGTTAGGGTTGTCTATTGAAAATATATCAATATCCGCCGAAACTCTAGGGTAGAATTCATAATCAACACCATTTAATGTTATATTTTGTATACCAATACCACCAACATATACTTTATTAAATCGTTGATTTAATGTATTTGCACTTGTAGAAGGTATTAATATTTTAAACATATAATATAAATACTTTATTTAAAATAAAAAAACCCACATTTAGTGGGTTATTTATTAGATATATTTAAATTCATCGTAAAACCAAGAAAAATTTTGTCGAATCCAATTAGATGCGTTTACACCTAAAACATCTTTATAGTCATTTTTTTGTGGTTCTAATTTAGGTTTTATTGTGTGATCACCATATATACCATAGATAGCATCATCTTCCTGAGTTATTTGTTCAACATTATTAAAGTCATGTTGATAATATGGTAAGTCTAAATATGTGTATATTCTTCTCATTTCAATATCTGGTTGCCTACATAAATCCTCAAACTTAACAAACAACATTTTTTTATTAATACCTTCCCTAATTATTTGGTATAATCTTTCTAAGGCTAACCCTACTGGTTGTCCTTGTGTCCAAATATCAATTCTTTTTTCAGTTGTTGTCCCTTGCATTTGTGCGTGATCTACAATACCTGAATCTAAATGTTGATTTTTCCTAAAGTTTTTTTCCATTGATGCGTATATTGATCTCGGATCTCTTATCATACAAATAACTTTTGGTTCGGGATAAAACGAATTTAGAAACCCATAATGAATACCCCAACCTCTAGATTTGTCCATTACATATTTTTTATCGGTTATTGTGTTAAAATAACTATCAATACCACCCTTACAAAAAGCTGCGAATCCCCTTTTCATTAATTCCGAATCTTGGGCTTTAAATTCAGGTGAATTAGTGTAATTGGCTCTTGCTGCGTATACTAATTCTAATACACCTGATGTTGGTGTAACATAGAAATTCGGATTTTGTCCTATGATATTTTGAAGAAGTGTTGAACCACTTCTACATAAACTACTTTGAAAGAATATTTTTTCCGCCATATTTTTCTATTTTTTTGTTTATTAGATATGAATAAAAGTTAATCCACAACATTTACCATTTCTTTTAATTGATTGTCTTATTGCTTGAAAAGACGTATTATGTTTTATTGCTGCACTAATATAAGAATCAAATACTTCACCAGTATCCACACATTTAACTTTAACACCGCAAAGTAATATTTTACTTTTTGATAGATTTAATTTATGGATTTCTGTTTTAGGTTTTTTAGCGCATTCTATTAATTTTTTACGATTATCATCACTCATTTTTCTATTAAGTGTTTTTAATGTTTTCCCTATCTTTTCTTTGTGTTCAGGTGAAAGACCAGCTTTATATCCATTTTTTTCATATTTTTGAAAATCGTGTTTTTTAATGAAAAATTGTTTATTTTTTTTATGTACCCACATTTTTCCATAACTAGGGTTTTTATCACCTAAACTTAATTCTCTTAAATGTTTTTTCCTATCTTCACTTATTTTAACCCCTCTAGTTGGATTATCGATAAAATCACCACAATTAAATAATGTAAATCCGGATAATTTGTATTGATCAGCCCAATACTTTTCTCTTTCAATTAAAACACTTTTTTCACAACTTTCTATTATTGTAAAAATAAAACTATTTAACCCATATTTTTCATATGAATTGTTCATATTTGGGTTGGATTTACCTAAACGCATATTTGATATATGTCTACACCATCTTTGTTCAATAACTGAACTACTACCAATATATACTTTGTTATTTTCAGTACAAATTATCTTATATATTCCACAACTCATATATTATATACATAATAAAAAATATCGATAAATAAAGGTAATGAACTTTGAAAGAATATTTTTTCTACCATTATTGTTGATTAT